TAACAAAGTCATTTATATATTTAACAGGGATAAAAATGTTAAAAAACGTTGTGATTTTTATTTTCTAGTAATATTTATATATGTTATTTTTAAATATTGACCCTAAAAATTATAATGTTTCTAGTGAAAAGTTACATGATAAATCTCCTATAGAAGTCTTAAATGATTCTATAAAAAACGGGAAACATGTTTTTATTTTAATTCATATGGTTGGTTGTGGTCCCTGCGAAGCTACCATTCCAGAATGGAAAAAAATAGAAAATATATTAAAAACTCAAAAATCAAAAAACCATAATTTTTCAAATGTTGTAATTGTGGATATGGATAAAGATGTATTTGAAAAATTGAGAAATAATGATAAAGAACAGAGACTATTTAAAAGTGTATATGTATTAAATTCTTTAATTTCTGGATTTCCAACAATAAAATATATTACAAAAAATGGAAAAACCATAGATGATTATGAAGAAGCGCATATTAAATTAAAAGACCGAACTATTGATTCATTTATTGAATGGATTAATACTACTATGAATTCTTCTAGTACATCTAAAACATCAAGACATAAACAACGTGGTGGATTTGTATATTCTAAAAGCAAAAAAAATAATCTCACAAGTCGTAGTAAATCTTTAACAGGCGGTAAATGGTCAAGAAAATATAAGAAAAGTATAAATTGTAGAAAACCAAAGGGATTTTCTCAAAAGCAATATTGTAAATATGGTCGTAAATAATTTATTAATTCAATGGAGAATAAAATTGAATTAATAAAATAAGATAAATGTATCTCAAGATATAATAATACCAAAATGGATTCTACCTTTCGTATCTTTGATTTTAATTTTTATAACCAAAAAGCAGATGAAGAATCTGCTAGTGACGAAGAAAGTAATGTTTATAAAGATACCCAGACGTTTATGATTCAAATGTTTGGGTTGAATGAAAAAGGTAAAACATGCTCTATTTATGTAGAGGATTTTAAACCATTCTTTTATGTTATGGTAAATGATAGTTGGTCTATACCAGAAAAAAATCGGTTTTTGGAACATATTAAAACAAAAATGGGTAAATTTTATGAAAAATCTATCAGTGATTGTATTATAATTCAACGTAAAAAATTATACGGTTTTGATGGAGGAAAAGACCACAAATTTATAAAATTCGAATTTACAAACTTAGCGGCTTTTAACAAGGCTAAGAATCTATGGTATTCAGATTATAATGATGGTCATAAACTTTTAAAAGATGGTTACATTTTTAACGATACGAAGACAAGACTATATGAAGCAAACATTCCACCATTATTGCGCTTCTTTCATATTCGCGATATTAGTCCTTCTGGGTGGGTTTCATTGCCAATAAAAAAAACTATAACAGTTCAAAGTAGTTTGAAGAAAACTACATGCGATTTTGAATATATAATAAATTATAAATATGTAAAACCGATGAATGACCTCGAGGTTCGTGTTCCTTATAAAATATGTAGTTTTGATATTGAGGCAAGCAGTAGTCACGGTGATTTTCCAGTTCCTAAAAAGACATATAAAAAGTTGGCAACAAACATAATTGAATATTTTGAAGAATTAGACGTAGAGCTTACTAAGGAGTTATGTGAAACAAGTCTAAAAAGAATTTTGATGTCAGCATTTGGTTACGATAAAATGAACCAAATTGATGTTGTTTATCCTATTGGGCCTAATCCATCGAAAGAATCAGTTGAAGAAATGTGTAAGAAATGGTTAGCAACACCTGTGAGAAACTTTGTAAAAACGCAAGAGTTTCATGAAGCGAATTCATTAGAATCTTTATTTTCTAAAATGTCGCATGCTGGACATGAAGGCGAAGGAGAAGGAGAAGGCCAAGATTTTACGTTTTATAAAAAAAATGTAAAAACATCCATCGACAAAAAATGCACTATTGTTGACTTGATATGTGATAAAAAGTTTCCAAGAGAAAGTAAAATAGAAGAAATTGATAATACACTTACACCAAAAGAAAATGTTAAAAGTAATATATTTCCTAAATTGGAAGGTGATAAGGTTACATTTATTGGTTCGACCTTCATGAATTATGGCGATTCTGAACCATATATGAACCACTGTGTTGTTTTAAACACGTGCTCGAAGTTACCAACGGATAATACTATTATTGAAACATATCAATCAGAAAAAGAAGTCTTAATTGCTTGGCAAAAGATGATTCAGAGAGAGAACCCTGATATTGTTATTGGTTATAACATATTTGGTTTTGATTATATGTTTATGTTTAAACGTGCCGAAGAAAATAATTGCGTCGAAGAATTTTTAAAGTTGTCGCGAAACGTTGATGAAATATGCGGCACAAAAATAAAAGATGAGAATGGCAGAGATACTGGAAAATACAAAATAGAAGAAAGTAGTATTCAAATTGCTAGTGGCCAGCATGATTTGCGTTTTATAAAAATGAATGGACGATTACAAGTAGATTTATATAATTATTATCGTCGTGAAGCAAATCTAACAAGTTACAAGTTGGATTATGTAGCAGGCAATTTTATTGGTGATTTTATAAAATCTATTGAGCATGTAGAAAATGAAACCGTAATAAAAACTGGTAATATGACTGGTCTTCTAGTTGGAAGCTATGTTCATTTTGAAGAAATAGGACATTCTGTTGATTACTACGCCGACGGAGCAAAGTTTTTAGTAACGTATGTTAATAAATCAGAATGTAAGTTCAAAATTGATGGAATAGTAAATCCAGACCAAAGTAAAAAAGTTCGTTGGTGTTTGGCAAAAGACGACGTTACACCGAAGGATATTTTCAGAATGACGAATGGTTCTGCTGATGATAGAGCAGTAATTGCGAAATACTGTATTCAGGATTGTAACCTAGTTCATTATTTGTTTAACAAGTCAGATATTTTAACTGGTTTTATTGAGATGGCAAAGATTTGTAGTGTTCCAATTAATTTCTTGGTCATGAGAGGACAAGGAATTAAACTGACAAGTTATATTGCTAAAAAATGTCGTGAAAAGCGCACATTAATGCCAGTTATAGAAAAAGGCGGATTAGATGAAGGTTATGAAGGCGCTATTGTGTTAGACCCTAAATGTGATTTGTATTTGGATAATCCGGTTGCTTGCGTAGATTACGCGTCTTTGTATCCAAGTTCTATGATTAGTGAAAATTTGTCACACGATAGTAAGGTTTGGACAAAAGAATATGATTTGGCAGGCAACTTGATTGAAGATTGGGGTGAAAAAGATGAAACCGATAATTATATATATGATAATTTACCTGGTTATGAATATGTAAACATGAATTACGATACGTATCAATATGTTAGAAAAACACCCACATCTGCCGCAGAAAAAGTAAAATCTGGTTATAAAATATGTCGTTTTGCCCAGTTTCCAGAAGGAAAAGCAATTATGCCTTCTATTTTGGAGGAATTGTTGGTAGCAAGAAAGACAACTAGAAAATTAATTCCGCAGCAAACAGACGAATTTATGAAACAAGTGTTGGAGCAACGTCAACTTGGTTATAAACTTACTGCGAATTCACTTTATGGTCAGTGTGGTGCGAAAACCAGCACATTTTATGAAAAAGATATTGCCGCATGTACAACTGCTACAGGGCGAATGTTGTTAACTTATGCCAAAAGAATTATTGAAGAATGTTATGGTGATTCTATTTGTAATACAAAAGCACACGGGCCTGTTTTAACAAAAGCGGAATATATATATGGAGATAGTGTTGCTAACTATACACCTGTATATGTAAAAATAAATAATAATATTGACGTCGTTACGATAGAAAATTTAGCAGATAAGTATGGAAATAATAAATGGGTAACGTGTTTAGAACCAGGAAAACAAGAAAAAGAGGTTTGCGAACTAAAAAACGTTGAAACATGGTCAGATAAAGGCTGGACAAAATTACATAGAGTTATTAGGCATAAATTAGCATCTCATAAAAAAATGATGCGTATTTTAACGCATACAGGAGTAGTAGATGTTACAGATGACCATTCACTTATTTTAAAATCAGGTGAAGAAATATCGCCAAAAGATGTTCAAATTGGAACAGAATTGCTACACCATGATTTGCCTACAAATGAAATAAATACAAATAATATATCTGTAGATGAAGCCTTAATTTTAGGGTTCTTCTTTGGCGATGGTAGTTGTGGAGATTATGAATGTCCTTCTGGAAAAAAAAGTTCATGGGCATTAAATAATGCTTCTCCAGTAATCATAAATAAGTATATTGAATTATGTAAAAAAGTATATCCTCAATTTAATTGGGTCGTTATGCCTACGTTAAAAAGTTCAGGTGTATATAAAATATCACCTAGATGTAAAAGTTATGGTTCTATTGCTGAATTTGTAAGAATGTATCGTAAAAAAATGTATTTTGATAAATCAAAAATAATTCCAATTGATATTTTAAATAGTGACGAAGATGTAAGAAGTGCCTTCTTTGAAGGTTTGTATGATGCGGATGGCGACAAAGATATAAATGGATATAAACGTATTGACCAAAAAAGTCAACTAAGTGCTTCTCATATTGCTTTGTTGGCTTCTAGTCTTGGTTTATCAATATCAATAAATACTAGAAAAGATAAATCAGATATATACAGAATTACTATGACAAATTTAAAACAACGAAAAAATCCTAATGCCATTAAAAAAATTATTGAAATACCCGATTATCAAAATTATGTTTATGACTTGACAACAGATAATCATCATTTTGCGGCAGGCGTTGGAAACATGATTGTTCATAACACTGATTCTGTATTCTTCACTTTTAATTTACAAACACCGGAAGGAAAGCCAATTAGAGGCAAAGAAGCGTTAGAAATTACGATTGAGTTAGCGCAAGAGGCAGGCCATTTAGCTTCGAGTTTCTTAAAAGGTCCTCACGATTTAGAGTATGAGAAAACATTTATGCCATTTTGTTTGCTATCGAAAAAGAGATATGTCGGCATGCTTTATGAGACAGACCCGAATAAATGTAAAAGAAAGGAAATGGGTATTGTATTAAAGCGTCGTGATAATGCTCCAATAGTGAAAGATATATATGGAGGGATAATAGATATTTTAATGAAAGAGCAAAATATTGGCCAAGCTATAGAATTTTTAAGAGCATCTTTACAAAATATAGTAGATGAAAAATTTCCAATAGATAAACTTATTATTACAAAATCGTTACGTTCTGGGTATAAAAA